TATTATATATCTATCTATATATTTATTTAATTAATAATAAGCGCATACGTACGCGTTAGGGGGTTTCCATATTCCTGAATTGTTTTTTCAGGCATTTTTTAAACCATACCCCAACTTCATAAACTGAGCCTTTTGTTAATGTATTTCTTCCTTTATTGAGCCAATAATTTAAATTTTCAGTATCCATATATACCTTGAACCTTTTTGGGAATCCCATAATAATCCTATATTCTTCTAGACCCATGATATCCCCATCAGGATTAAATTGCCTATTTGATGGTCTTACAGTTAATGGATAACTATTTTTTCTATTTCTATACACTCCTGGAAGAGTTTTCATTTTGGTATTTTTCATTGGCCATTTATATTCTTTTTTAAATTCATCCAACCAAAGATTTTTTACTTCCTTTACTGTTAGGGTTTTCTTTGATTTATCAGAATAATGGTACATGGCTAATTTTTTATCATCATTTTCTTTGAAATTAAGGTCTTTTCTTATCAGTTTTTCAATTTCTGATACTAACATTGGAGTTGATATTGGAAAAATATTCTCAAAGTTTGATATTTTTATATTGGAATCCTTTCTAATACCAATTAGGATTAATCTTTTTCGTGATTTTTGTGAATTACCAAAATCAAATACTGAATGGCAATGGACAATTAGGTGATAATTTTGCAATTTTGCTTCCCATTCCTCTCTTGGAATTAAATCAAAAAGTTTTGGGAGGTTTTCCATTAGGAATATTTTTGGTTTAAACATGCTCAAAGAGGTTAAAAATAGATTCAAAGTTTTATCTTCTTTTGGTTTACCAAGGGTTTTCTTCCTTGAATAACTAAAAACACTAGAATGACCACAAGAAGGGGAACCAATTATAATATCTACTTGGCCTTTAAATGATTCAAGGTCTCTTTTGAAAGGTATTTCACCAAAATTTAATTTCCATTGTTCTTCATTTTTTGTATGAAATACTGCTCTTGGTTCAATATTACTGATTAAATACTTTTTAAAAGGGAATAATAAAGCTCCTTGAGCTCCACATACTCCAAGTACTCTTAATTTACCCATGATTTTTATAAGTTTTAGAGATTATATATTATACAACAAAGGTATTGCGAAATACTACTTCTTATTGAATTTAATTATATAATGCAAAAAATATGAAACTTAAAGAAAAAGATGCTTTATTGGTAACTGGACCAGCACATTATGAAAAAGCTTTGGTGGATTCTGTATTAAAAGGTAATAAATACAAACTTAATAATGGGATGACCATAGATAATAACCTAAATATTATCAGTATTGTTACTTCTAAGTTCAAGGTTGAACTATTTGATGAGGATAAATATAATTATTTATTATCCATGGAAAGAATACCCAGAATTTTGGGTAAAATTAATGAAGGATTAGGGAAATTACCTAATGAATCAGTGGTTAAATTGTACAATAAACTTAGAAAAATGGAGGAAAAATATTTATGATTAGAAAGATGTTGGATTTTTTAATCCTAAGGAAATTTGACAAAGTAACAACAGATAGCTTTTTTAGTATTTGGGCTATATTTAAAGGTTTAGATGAAGAATGTTCTAATTTTAGAACCTTTTTTGTACCATTGGTAATCATTGCTTTAATTATTGGTGGATTATTCCTTTCATTTCTAGCAACAGTATAGGGTTATGGCAATGAAAATTTTAATTATTATATATTTTATTGGGTTAATATTAACCATAGCAATAGATTATACTGTTAGGAAATCAGGTGTAAAAGGTACAAAGAATAATATAAGGCATTTTTTTATAATGGTAATTACTTTTATGATATCCCCAGTATTAATTCTTAGTTTACTATTATATACAGTAATAACACTTTTTAAAAACCATAGTAAAGAAACTCATCTATGAGTTTATGTTTACCTCGTTCCTGAATTTATGTTTCACTGTTTGCCACCAAGGTTTGAAAAAATATTGGTGGTTTTTTTGTATATACTATTTTGATATGAAGAACCAAAAAATAACCTAAAAAAATAGAACAGTATGATAATAATCCCAATTATGCCCAAAGATGAATTAGATGGGTTTGAAATAAAATTTTCTGCTATTACTAAAGAAATGGCATTTTATTTGGCCAGTGTATTCAATAGTAAGTCAGCTAAATCATTAACTCCCAGTGATATTGCATTTGATATATATGTTACTAGAGGTGATAATACACCATTGAAACGTCTATTTGCATGTTCTGTTATTCAGAATATTGTTACTTCAGAAAGATATTGTAATATTATGGTAAGTGACAATAAATATGTTGATTTATACAGTATTGATTTTGACCCCAGTAATGCTAATGCTTTACAAAGAAATTTTACTACTGTATACCTTACTTCTACTTCCCCAAGTTCTACTGGTAAAAAATTTATGTTTGGTGGCTTACAAATCTCTACAACTGGTAATTTTGACCCCAGTATGGAAGAATCTTGGGGATTAGAATGTATTAATATTGAAATTTTAAGATAAAAGAAGTATTTGGTTCTTCCTTCTTTTACTATTCAATTCCTCTATTCCAAGTAGAGGAATTTTTTTATGACCAAATTGAGATATAGTAGACATATTCAATATAAAACAATTAATATTATGAGTAAATTTGATATCCTTAGGAAAAGATTTAATCAAATACCAGTAGGTGAAAAATTTGATTTTATGGATTTAATAAATAACCTTGGTTATTCACATACAACAGTTTTGGGATATAGAAGTAATTTTGAAACTAGAGGTTATATGGAAAGGGTAAGTGTAAAACTAGAAGGTTCTAGAAAAATTAAAATTACCTTTAAGAAGATTAGAGACTTATATGAAAATGTATATGAATTACAGGAAAAAAGAGAAAGGAAATAATTGAAATTATGGAACGAAAAATAGGTGAAATATTTAATTATCAGGATAATTGGTACCAATGTATTGAGAATACTGGGTATGGGTGTATTATGTGCCATTTCAATACTCATAATAATATTTGTTGTAATCTTAATATAATAGGAAATTGTTTACCACCTTATAGGAAAGATTATAAATCTGTAGTTTTTAGGAAACTTGAAAAGGTTGGGAATCCAATTATGGTAGAGAATAAATCATATCAGAAAATAAAGGTCCCTGATTCTCTTTGTAATAATTGTGCTTTTTATGATAATTTTTCAAGAAACTGCAAATTGAGTTATTATATAAACCATCAACCTGCATATTCATGCCTAAAAGATGAGATATTTGTAGAGATTAAACAAAACAAAGAAGATATGAAAGAAAAGAAATTAAACTTAAAAGAATTTAACCTTGAAGCAGCCAAAGCAGGCAAACCAGTCTGCACGAGAGATGGAAGAAAGGCAAGGATTATTTGCTTTGATTTAAACAATAAAAACTTTCCAATTGTTGCTATTATAAATTGTGATACAGAAGAAAATGCGTATCAGTATGATATTGATGGTATATGTGATGAGCATGATAATAATCTTAACCTTATGATGTCCTCTGAAAAGAAAGAGGGATGGATAATTATTCATAAAGAAGCCATATATGATAAAGAAACTGCCGAGAAAATTGCAAGAGAAACCACAGCTAATGTTATTAAAATACAAAAGATAGAATGGGAGGAATAAGCAATGACCTGGGTTATAATATACTGCATACTTAGTGTAATAATAGTTTCAGCTATTCTAATCAAATTAAAATGGAATGATAAATGTACTATTGGGGATTTATTATGGGGTTTATTCCTTGTAGTCCTTAGTCCAGCATCATTGATAGTAATTATTATAGTTGAATTAATTGATAGTGGATTTTTAAAAAAAAAAGTTTATAAATTATGGAATTAGAAAAAGGAACCTTAGTTACCATCAAAGGTACAGCTAAATTTAGTAAATTTATTGGAATTATAAATTCTATATCATCTGATATGTCAATTAATTTTAAAGTCCTATTAAGGATAGAAAATAAAATAAATATCCTATCCTTCAATGATTATATAACATTTAGAAATTTATTGGAAACCAGTATATCCGAACCATCAAATGAGGAATATTATATTTTTAGATTGGAGTTGGAATCCTTTGGGATAATCATAGAGGAAATGGAAGGTTTATTTGATATAAAAGTAACAGGATGACAAGAGATATTATAAATTTATTATTTGGATTTTCTTTTGGGTTTTTCCTAATGCAATATTTTGCTGGTGATGAGAAATCCATTATATTGGTAGTAATCCTTTCCCTGGTTTTAATATTAAACCTAATTTCAATTGTATTTGACCATTTGAATAAAGTATTCAATAAGGATTTATGGAATTCAGTTATGGTTATTTTATATGGTATAGGGTTTATTCTTTATATTCTTTTCTAGAGTTTTAGTTTTTATTTTAGGGTTATCTCTTTGAAGATATATTTATATTTTCTTGGAGGTAGCCCTTTTTAATTGAAATAGAGATTGAGATTCCCATTACTATTGGAGGATTGGGATTTTTTTTTGAAATTGGGTTTGAAGGATAATTTGGGTTTTGTTGGATTGATTAGAGAGGGGGGGATGGTATTATGGATTGGTTGTTTTTGGCTTTCAGGGGTTTCTATGGGGTTATTTGTTGTTGTGTTGGGTTCTCTTCTCTCCCTGGTTCCCTTGGGTTCCCATTACTATGGGCTCTAAAAGTTGTGGCTTTGGGAAGGGGGTAGGGTAGGTTTATTTTAACTAAATTATGTAAAAAAATAGGGGACAAATTTTGTCCCCTTTATTAACTTAATTAACTAAAAATTTATTCCATTTCAATTATTAAATTATCTTTATCTACTTCGTAATAATCAAAAATCGAATTTGATTTTGAAAGGTTTATACAAATTTAAAAATTAAACTTAATCTTTGTTTATCGTTTGTATTCATAATTATAAAGCATTAAAGAGTTTCATAAATGATTGCAGTAATATTTTGTTTTTCAAAATTGACCAATCGTTTTAACTTAAATTTTTTATCACGAATTAGTTTAGAACGAATAGAAATAAGAATTTTTCTTTTTAAGTCTTTGTAAAAATTTTGATTAAATTTTTCTAAAAACTTTTCATTATCACGAAAGCAAATATAAATCTTATCCCCGTCTTTATACACAACTTTTTTTTCAAAAATTGGAGTTGAAAAAAAACTTTGAAAAATATCTAACTCGTTTTGTATTTCCTTTCTAACAAAGTTAATATAACGTTTATTTTCCCTTTTCATAATTTTTTGATTTTTGGAGTAGGGGAGTTTATCCCCTACTCAATTAGAAATTTATTTTGTTTTTGCAGCACAATTTTTCATTGATTCCAAAAATTGCTTAATTAGTTTTTGCGTTTCAACATCTGTATTTGATTCGCAAACAACATCTATATTATTATATACTTTGTTTGCGTATTCAATCCAAATTTTTGATAATTTTTTCAATTCAGTTTCATTTTTACGAATTGTTAAAAATGTGGCTAAAAATTTGTTTTGTAAAGTTTTACGCAATTTTCGACGTAACTTTTTTTTGTCATCATCTAACAATCCCGCAAATAATTCCCTCTTATAAATTGAGGATTTTTTTCCATTTGAATTTTTAACAAATACATCACTTGTTAATAATTCGTCGATAAAATTTTTTGTTTCCATAAAATAAAAAAATTAGAAAGTTAAACAATAATATAATAATGTGTAATGAATTAGGAAATATTTCCCTTTCGATTACACAACAAAGATAATATATTTTTATTCGTTTGTCAATACTTTTGGAGTTAAAAAATATAAAATATTTTTATTTAGAAAAATTCTAAATAAAATAATTTAGAATAAATATAAATAATATTATTTAGAATGAAAATAAATAATTTTTATTTTTATTTCTTTTTACAATTTTTTACAAATTTGCCACGGGGGGTCTGAAGGCGTTAGTAAGATTAGGCCCTTGTTGATGGGAACCATTGTTGGTATGCCTGAAAGGTGCACATGCGTTGTTAGCAATATATTAATTATCTGATTAGGTATGTATAGTTTTGGGAATCGATTTGTTGGTATTTATATTGGGTTATATATTTAGAATTGGGTATGTAGTAAATCAGGTAGGAAGTAATATTTCTTAGAAATAATAGAATTATGGCCATTAGAGTAAATATGTTTAAATTCTTTGAGGCTCTAGAATAATGTTTATATATTACCTTGTTTCTTTGATAGTAAAAGAATAATCAAAGGTAAGTAGTTTCAAGCGTATGTGGTTATTTTCAAGCGATATAAGGATTCAAGCGATTGATAAAATTTGCTAATTTTGCTTAAAGGGCGTAGGTGGTCCCTTTAAGGCGAAAATAAAAGGAGCCCATTGTTGAGGGCTCCTAATTGGGTTTAGGTTTTTTTATAGGTGCATATGTATCATGTAACCTTCGGTTAAGGTGAAGGTATTTAGGTTAATGTGGTTAATACCGTTTTCGGGGTCCATTTCGTTATATTTATTAATTTGTGTTTGGAGTTTTTCGTAAATGTAGTCGTATTCGTTTTTAAAGTTGTCCAAGGTTTTGAAGCCTAAGTTTATTAATTGGAGCATTTGGTCGATTAAGCTTGGTATATAGTCGAAATAGTCCCCATCGTCAGGATTGGAGTTTAACCAGTTATTTAGGTAACTTAGGTTATGGGTTATTATATTAGCGATTTGGTGTTTTAGGTTTACCTGGTCCTCGAAGGGTAAAGAGGTTATTTGAGCAAAGTAACCTTCGTTATTTGGGTCTCCCGTTATTTCGAAGTATTCGTTATTAATAATGTTTAGGTTACCAGGTAATGAGAGCCCATAAGCTCCCGCATAGTCAATGGTTAAAATTATGGCAAGTTTGTATTGGGGTCTGTTGGGTCCCATAAATAAATTTGTTGCGATTGCATTTAATTCTTGCATTCTCTCTAAATAATTTTTTGTTTCCATAAAAATAAATTTTAGTTGTTAATAATACAATGCAAATATAATAATTTTATTTTTATTCCAATCATATATTATATAATAATTTTGCTCCCAGTGAGTAAGTGTAGGATTGAATTCCTGAATATTGGGTCAGGATGTGTTATAGGGCGTAGGAAGTAATTTATTGGGTGATTCTTAAAATCAGGATTACAATAATTGTCATAAGGTAAAGGCCTTTTTCGGTTTGGGCCTTTGTTGGTAGGAATTTTCTGATTCACAAAAAGAAAGGGAGACTTTTTAGGTCTCCCAGTCATTCAGGATTATGTTATTATTATGGAAACTTAGTCTAAATATTGTGAATAAGTAATATAATAATTGAAATCTGATTGGTGATAGGTTAAGGTATCCCCCATTCTTGGGTGTTGATATATTTTTAATTGGGTATTGTTAACTGGGATTGCATGTAATCCAGTTAATTTTGTTAAGTTATCAATAAAGTTATGAATATATTGATAGACCTCATTTTGTAGGAATTCATCGAATTCCTCTTCCCCTGAATCTAAGTTATTTTTAAGCGTAATATTTAATTGTGAAGAGTGATCATTTGGATTTAACTGGTAATTTAGGTTTACCAGTTCTATGATTGGAATGAAATCCCTGTCAGGTCTTTGACTTTTTGATGGGTCAAATTGACCTATTGTTGGAATATTAGTAATGAATTTTGTGATAAAGTTTGCAATTTTGTTATTGAATTCTAGAGCATTCATAATGTTAAGTTTTTAAAGTGGTTATTTTAAGTTATTTATAAGGTTTTGTATTGTTGGATTATATGATTCCAAGTCAAATGTTCGATTATTGGTAAATAAGTATTTGTTTATTTGTTTTATTGCAGTAAATAGTTCCACTGTTTCTGATGCAAGTTCTGAATCATTTGGGTATTTTCGTAATTCCGTTAGGTTATTGTCTAGTGTTTTTAAATTGTTATTAATTATTGATTTAAGGTAATTTTGTCCCAGAGGTTCTGTGATTGGTGTAGTTGGAAAATCTATCTCCTGAATGAATTGTTCATCTTTGTAATAAGAGTTGATTGAACAAGTAATGCATGTTGGAATATTGATTCCTGAGAATGCAAAATGACTTTTGATTGTAATCATGTTGTTAATGTTTTAGTGTTGTTAATAATATATTTATTGCATTTAATTGCAATGCAAATATAATATATAATAATATAATATGCAAATAAAATTTCGGGGCCTTAAATTTAGGCCTTAATTGATGTCATCTCAATAACATATCAATATCTATCTTCTTTCTATATAGTCTACATGCTTTTAATTTTAATATACCTTCTAGAGTTTATTTTTTACTTTTAATATTAACTCTTATCTCTATACTTGTAAATTACTAAGATATTTTAGGAAAAATAACCCAAAGGGCCTTAAATCCTTTACACATTGTTGATGGGAATTTTAAATCCTAAGTACTTTTGGGCCCTATTTTTATTAAAATTTTACCTAAAATAGGTACCTGAATACCCTAATTTAATAAAAAAGGCCCTAAAATTACCCAAAATTTTACCTTTTTGGGTACCTAGAAGGGCCTTTTTTATTAAATCCGAGCCTCAAAATTGCCTAAAATCCCTTAAATTTTACCCAAAAATTGCCCTCAGGATTCAAATTTTAGGCAATTTTTATTAAATCCTAGACCATTTTAGGTACCTATTTTTATAAAAATCCCTCAATTTTGGGCCTCAAAATTGCCTATTTTTTATAAATCCGAGGGCCTTTTAGGCCCAAAAAATTGCCTTTTAGGTACCGAAATTTATTAAATTTGGGCCTATTTTAGGTACCTAAATTGCCTAAAAATTGCCTCTGGGATTGCCTTTTAGGTACCTAAAAATTGCCTTTTGGGCCCCAATTTTGGGTCTAGGATTGCCTTTTTGGGCAATTTTTCGGATTTGTGAGTGAGCCAAAACGCTGTGTTTTTGAGACTTTTTTTT